GATCATCTTGTTGCCAACCCCGTCCAGCAGGTTGGCTAAGTTCTCCTGACTGCCATCGTACAGCCCGCGCACCTTGAGCGCTTCGGTCATGTAGCGAATGCGTTCTGTCAGCCGGTCAAGCTCGGCGGCTTGTGTCCGATACTGTGAATACAGCGCCTTGGGAATAAATGTTTGACTGGACCATACTGCCCTTAAAGGTCGAGGACATGGATAAAAATTTTCAAGGCGGTACGGATCACTCTTCGCGTCCAAGACATCGGTGGGATAGTCTTCAGAGTACCATACCACCTCGCTATTGTCTTTGTCCCATATTTCATAGACAATCGCCTGTTTGGTAGAGCTATCGCGCTTATCCCCTTCGTTCTTGTCTTTCTGTGTAAATGTGTAGCTAAGCTCGTCAGCTTTGGCCTTGCCGAAGCGCTCGGTTGCCTTGGGTTTGGTCAGGAACGTCCGGCGCGATATCCATGGAACCTCGTGCCAATACCGCGCCTGCCCGCAGCGGAAGTCCTTGAAATGCACATAATCAAGCGCCAACCCCTCAAATGTCAGGTACTCGGCTTGTGTCCCATCGGGGTTCTTCGCGGGCTTGTTATCGTTGGAATACATCGGCGCGAACTTTGGATCATACCGTATCCACACCACACCGATACCCGGCAGGAGATAGTCTGACACCGTGTTTTGCATGATATAGTCAAAGTCGAGCATATCGACCGCATATTGGCCGACTTGCTCCAACAGGGTGGCGGCGGCAACCTTAAGACTATCCTCGGTATCCGTCTGCCGAGTCTTAACCTGTACCTTGGGGGTTTGCCCATACAGGCTCGGCTTTATCGTCTCGGTACTGCTATATAATATGTTGTACTTGTCGCCCTGATAACTGCTTTCGAGCATAAAACGGTCAACGACAGCAATACCGTCTTTCTCAAACTTTTCCCAACGCTTGTTAGCCTTGGTAATCTGTTCCTCCCAATACCCACGGCGGTTGGTATAGCCTGTGGCGCTATCCAAATCCGGGTATTTTGGGGTCGTCGCCATGCGCCACATCGTAGCGCCAACACAAGTGAATTACAACGCTGAGTGCATTGCACCAATTGTAATACCGTATGTAATACGTAATTTGTGCTTGACAGTGACACAACTTGCGTGAGAATTGGAGGACGGGGCTAGGGTTGGGAGGATGTAAAAATGCGACGGAATGAAATACGCCCCGTATCTCAACCCAAAGTGATGGTGTCGTTGCGCATCTCACAGGACCTCAAAGACCGCCTGCCAGTGGACTGGCGTAAAATTGTGGTGGCGCTGCTGACAGCCACCTATGGGGACAGGTAGGGCGCATTTGTCACATCCCATAGCTGACACTGACCGTATCTTTCCTGTCATTGAACAATTCGGTTAGCGTCACTTCGCTCAGTTTCTTGGGCAGTTGCGGCTCTGGCAGTGGCTTGGGACGCGACCATGGGCGCGACATACATGCATAACGCAAGTCGTCGGGAGCATGGTCCTCCGCCGTGGTGTCACAGTCCTCGGGGTTCCTGATATCATGCTGCAACGCGGGCAGCGTCCTGATCAGGTTGGGACACGTGTTGAAGATATAGAGCATGGGGGTGCCCAGCCCGCTGGTGGCGTCGGGATCGAGCCCGACAAGACGCTCACGTACAGCATTCCAGCCAGCCAGCCGAGTATTATCGGCGGGACGAAAGAATACCCCGGCTCGCGCCATCGTCTCGGCATGGCTCGGTCCTCCGTCCTGCTTGAATGCGCTCGGGTCCATCACCCGGTAGGTCAACCGCTCGCCCTCGGCCTGACGGCTCTTAATCCCCTCCGCCACACGACTGGCAGGCCACCTGAGCCCGGTGTTCACCAGACCGGGGACGCTGCCGTAGAACTCGCGGTACACGACGATGGCGTTCTTGGGGATCAACAGCGGCGCGCTCAGCGGGTCGGGCGCGGGCAAGTTGACCGTGCCGTCGCTGACAGCGTACCAGTGGAAGCTGAAGGGGGACGCACTGCCCCAGTCCCCGGCAATGAACCGCAGCCAGTAGCGCGGAATCGGGAACGGCGCGATGACATGGCGCTTGGTCGAGAACTCGGGGAAGTACGCCCCGGTAATGACATTCCAGTCACCCTCAAGCCATGCACGCACAAGCTCAGGACTGCCAACTTCCTTGAGCCGCGACACATAGCCCGGATCGGCGGTCAACAGTATCTTGTTATCGGACACCTTTGCCGGGATGAACATCCGGGTTGTTCCCTCGGGTGTCGTCAACATCTCAAATCCGTTGGGGTTATTGTCTATGAAGTACGACTTGACCTCGTGATGACCCGGACCTCCGGGGTTAGCAGTGGCACGAATGCGTCTGTGTGAGACAGACGCACTCGTGCCGCGCAGACATGCCTTCAGCTTACGGTAGGCGTTCAGCGAGCCCCAGTTGCCCAGTTCATCAAAGCCAATCCACGAGTATTCATGCCCCTGATAGAGCATGGCGTCGTCTTCGTTGTCGATGTGCCTTAGCTTGAGCGTTGCCCCGCTTGGAAAACTGAACGTCCTGTCACTGACTTTCCACGTCGCGCCAAGGTGCATATACATTTCCTTGGCCTGCTTGATCAGTTCCTCAAGCTCCGGGTATGACTTGCGGAACAGGATTCCTGCCCAGCCCGACCCGGCCTCTATGTCCTGTAGGAAGTCGCCGAGCAGGTAACTGCTCTTGCCACCGCCTCTGGCCCCGCCGTACAGCAGTTCGGTGACGAACCGTGCGGATATTGCCAGCGCCTGCGGCCCCGGCTGTGGCTCCCATATGCTAGGCATACCCCATCGCCATGCGGCTGACTTCCTGCTTGTGCACCTTGGGGTCCTTGCCCTCGCGCAGAAGCCGCTTGTACTCGCGCACCATGGTCCTCGCCTCGTACAGCGTCACCACCGACACAGGCCCTAGCCCATAATCCTTGCGCACCCTGTTGTACTGCAAGCGGGCAACCCATGACCGTGCATTCTTGCCGCTCACCACGAGGATTAATCCATCCCCATACGAGTACACACCGTTGACAGCGTTCTCGGCAAACGACTGGTTGAGCCTCATAACCCTAGCCGCTCCATGACCCTCGCCTTGTACTTGTCATAGAACCCGACTGCCCATGACCCGTTGGCCTTGAAGATTTCCTCGTAGTCACGGTATAACTGGTCAGCAAGCTCCTGTGTCAAGCAGGGTATCTCCTGATTGCCGCCCTGATCTACAAACGTTGCATCGCCGTTGGCTTGCATGGGCGCGCCATACGGGGTGTCGTTCAGCCGACAGGCTATGTTGTTACGATAGCGGGCTTCTGGATTGGCAGGGCCGGGCAGCTTGTGCCCCTGCCCGTCGCTGGCAGGGCCAGTGTTGGATGCCAGCCAGTTCCACTGGTCTAGGGTAGCAAGGCATATATTGCCGCTAAAATCAGCAATATCACTGTTATTAACAACCATCCCATTATAGACAGTTCCGATAGTAATGTTATCGTATATCTTGACAGTGCCGGGATACTTAATTGTACCAGCATCTTCCTTGGCGTCACTGATCCATATGCCCTGTACCAGCGCCCCTTGCTCGCCACGTACAAATACATTACCTCGTATGAGTAGATTTGTAGGCTGAGGGTTCGCCACTGTACCCCAATTCTGAATAAAGTCCGGGTGTATCTGGTCATCAGCTGGCCTACGGAAATCGCTGCAAATATTGCCGCCAATCTCCATATTGACAGCCCCGCCGCCAGCCATAGCGTTATCTTTAATATGTATGAAAACATTCTGCCTCAGTGTCATATGCGGACTATCGAGCCAGCCTAGCGCATCAGACAGGGTGTCAAACGTGTTCTGGACAATCAGGCAGTCATTGCTGACACGGACTAGGAGTCCGCGTTGAATGTTGTCGGTGTGACCGTGAATAACCCAATGGCTGATTACGATGTTGCTACAGTTTATCAACTGCATGGGCATGTCAAAGCTGACATCACAGGCTAGGCCATCGAACGTCAGCCCGGTACTGTTTTTCACATAGAACCGCTTGGAAAACACCGGCGGATACCGTTTGTCGAGCGGAGCAATCCTGACGTTCGTCAGGCTTACCCCGTCGAGTATGAAATCGTCCTTGAAGATGGTATATGGCACCAATATCGTATCACCGCTGCTGGCTGCCTTGATCGCTCTCACCAAGCCCGCTGCCGTCAGGTCTGTCAGTGTCGTCATGCTCTGGCTCCGGCAATAGCGGCGTCTTGCTGTCATAGACGCGCTTCAGCTTGCGCAGTTCGGGTATGTACGGCTCGGTTGAGGTAGACCGTCCCATGTCACAGGTCCGGTAGCTTGTTCAGCCTCTTCGCATCCTTTGGCTGCGAAGCGTCTGCATTCAGGCGCTCACCAACAGCCTGCTGAGCAGGCTGTTGGCTCCCACCTAAAATACGCGCGATCCGCTCTGCATTCCTGAGCCGCTGTTGCACATCAACCTTGCCAGCGTCGGGCCACTGCTCGATCACCTGCTGTGAAGCCGGTAGCACCCGCTCCGGAGGCCTTGCGTCCTCGGGACCGGGGACTTGCCCGCTCGCGGCGTCGCCAGACAGCATCCTCTCGCGCTGCATCACCCAGTCCTCATAAGAGTTGGCCCTTGGCATCACCGCCACGTTGACCGTGACCGGGTTGCGCGCGGCGGCGTCCTCGCCGTAGGCGGGCAACCGTGCCTTCATCATCTGCGTCAGCAGCCCGTCAGAATAGACCTTCTCGGTGCCGACAACCTCGCCCTGATAATAGACATTCTTGTCCACCCCATGGACGGCCCGCTTATACGCGGCGTTCTCCAACGTCGCCCAGCCCATCACCTGCGCCACGCGCATCCGCTCGGCGACCTCGGGGTCGGCATCGCGCCACAGGCAGGCTTCGCGGAAGTTGGCCCCTATCGCCTGACAGGCAGCGAGCAAGTCGCCGTGACACTCGCACAACGCCTGTTCGAGCGCTTCCAGCGCATCAGGGGTACGCGGCAGGATCGCCATGCCCGCACTTTAACGTACCGTATTAATACCCTCAACTTTTAACGGGCATTTTGGGAATTTCTGTGTGTGACGGCATAGCGCCAACGTTGGGTGGGCCTGCCGCTGGACCCGGTGGGGGTCCGGCCAAAAAGAGGACCCGGAACAGAACAAAGCGGAACAGAATGAGAACAAACCAAGAACAAACAGTGAACAAAGCATGAATGATATGTTATATCATGATATTTAACATAATGAACATTATCAACCTACACTCACTAAGTCATTGAAAACAAACGACATTTTAAGGGTGTGAAGCTGGTCAGCACGCCTGATTTCCGGCAATGTAAGTATTAATACTGATGCGACTAACCTCGTTGGTTCGTCCGAAGGTTAAGTTTGGATGTTCTCTTTTTGTTTGCTCACATGAGAACAAAACGAGAACAGATGAACAAATTCCACTCTGAATTACAATAAATGAAACTGCTAACCCTAACTAATACATTTATTATAAATGAGAGAGGAAAATATAAGTACAAGTACCTATAGAACAAATCGTGAAAACGGCAGTTTTCTGCGAAAAATATTTGGCCGGGTTTACCGTAGCATACAATGATCATACGGTAAACCCAAATCCAATATCACCGATCTGGTTCGTTCTGAGATTTCTCGAACCAGAACGGTACCCAATTCGAGCAGCATACGGTAAGCCTGATTAGCTCGAAAATGTTTGACAGAGCCGGAATTATAATAATCGCTTATTCCGATTAAATGACGGCTGACTAATCGTGTACCAAACAGGTTCAAATGCGGAAAACGTGTTCTAGGTCCACGGACAGCCGATTTACGGTAAACACGCTGTAAGGCCTGTTTCCGGGCAAATTTGGGCCTAACCGGGTTTGTTCTCATTGTGAAAGCTGACAGCAGGGGCATTGCGTTAGCAATGGACCTGCTGTCAGC